TATAGCATTGCGATATTCATTTTCAGGTAAAAGCCTGTCATCAATATCTTTATTCATTCTACCTCCAGTGAAGTTATTTGTAGTTTCTGCCATTATATTTTAATGTTTTATCCATTTTGATTTGCCTCTCATTACCTGTACAATTTCATGCAATTTAATATTAGACAAACGTAATTTAGCATTTCTTAGCTTAGTAAATTTTTCTTTATTAAATCTTTGTACAAGGTATTCTGGAGAGTCTCTTCTAGTAGCAATAACCGCATGCAATATATAAGCATACATTGCGTCCTCTGCCATTTTAGGAACTCTTGTATCTAAGTCATAAGCTAACCCGTCAGATATATAATCCAATGTTATAATCATCTTATGTAAATTGCTTGAAAAAGATACTTTACCTTCCCTATCGTTTATTGTAAACCAGCCATTACCTTGAGCATATTGAGGATCTAATCCATATTGTCTTCCAACAATACCAAAGTTATCCCAACCATAATCATAAATATCTAGTCCATTATTGTAATTAACCGCATTAGCAAGGTATGTACCATTAAGCATATCCGTATTGGCTCTTCTCCAACGTTCCTCAATGATAGGTTCCGTATTAATATTGTTATTAAAACTATCTTGTATTTCAACTCCTAAATCGTCCTGTAAAGGAGCTTCAGATGGATTAGAAGTTAAGTTATTAGCTGGGTAGATTGGATGCTTTACACCTTGTCTATCGATCCAATACATACCTACATAATTAACATAATCCTGCGGTAATACTACACTTAACGAATGAGGTATTGTTAATTCCTGAGATTTGATACTTTTTAATGTATCATAACTAAATTCCTGCATTGCTCGTTTAGCGTGAAATATAACATCTGTTCTTTTTACATCAGATATTATTTTGCCAGCACCAACATACGCAACCATAAAATTATTTATTACATCTACTAATTTAGTATATTGGTATCCTCCATAATTTTCCTCAACAGTTGTGCCATAGGCATCATCATCTCCATAATTACCGCCGGTTAATATTTTTAGCTGAACAACCACATATTCTCCATCAGCTGGAACGTAAGTTGTAAATGCTATTACATTATTGATTACGGTATATGCTTCAAAACATTCTGTATATGTACCTGGTAGTCCCGTAGGGCTGGTGAATAATTTAAAATTATTTAATGGATAATATTCGTTATTTGGATCCCAAGCTCCTGCTCCTCCAAATATTAAATTTGTATTAAATGTTGTTTCAAATTGAGTTGTAGAATTATCACCAATGAAGCCCTGGGCTCCTTCATAATATTGTCTATTAGTTTCGGTGATTAGTCCACCATTTGGCATCGGCATATTCCTTAGTTTTTAGAGTTAATTTCTTCTGCTTGTGCTTTCTGTGCTGCTACTTGTATAATTTCTGGGTCTCTAATTATAACCCCAGCATATAAAAGTATTTTAGTTATTACATTTGTTTGCTCTGAAGGATCTAAATCAAACTGAACAGAGTTTGGCGGGTAATATATATACGGACCACTAGTCCAAGGTATAACGGCTCCAATGCCACTATATCCCCAAACAACATTATTTGGTTTTCTAATATAAGAAACACTTATAATATTATTACCAGTTATATCTTTTGGATAAACATATATACGCGGCAATGTTGGTGTTGTACCAATAGCGCCTAACGTTGCATTCTCATATAAATATACCGGAAATTGTTTTGATGGTTTTGTAAGGGGAGATAAATTAAGATACAATAGTTGATCTTTTTGAACTCGTTCAACTTCTATCTCATCTTTGTATATTACAGTACCAAGCTTATGTAGATTTGCCGGCACAACAAAATGGTCAGTACTAAATGTACAATTACCAGCTGTTTTAAATATAGACAATAAACTATCTATATTTTTTTGTCTATCGGCATATTCCGTATTAGCTTGTGGAACTCTTAATTGTTGGTTTAAATCATCAAAATAAGACTCAAATATTTCTAATTGCACTTGAGTTGCTACTTTATTAAACTCATCAGGAGTCATATACCCTCTCTGTTCTTTATTAAGAATGGAAAGTACTGTTTTGTAAACTGTATCTACGTTTATTGCCATTTTTTTGTTTTTATTATAATATTTAGGCAGCTACCGCGTTTATCTACGCAATAGCCGCCTATATATTAGTATTACGTATTATTGAAGTTTTTTCTCAATAGATTGGAAGATCTCTATACCTTCATCTGTTTTGAAAAATGCTGCCATAGCCGAATACGGGTTTTCATCAAAAGGAACGGTCATTAATTTTTTACCGTTTGTTGCCCATTTGAAATCACGTTGATCAGGTGACAACTTTATAATGTTAGCCTCGCATGCTTTAATAGCAAAATTACGTAGCTGAATATTTTCATCATTAACCAAATCTAAGAATAAACTTGGGTTTCTTTTAGCAAAGATTAACAAATCTCTTTTTATCTCCTTAGAAGCCATCTTAGATACCTTAGATCCAATCTCAACTCTTAGTATTGCTTCTGCTTGATCAATATCCATTGCTTTAGCTGCAGTCATTGCTTCTAATTCCATTTCCAATGTATCAAGCTCGTCAACCGCGATAAGTATTGCATCAAATTCTTGATACTTCTTATTTAGCATAGGGTGATAAAGCGATAGTAGTCTTTGTAAATTTTGCTTTTCTTTTGAAACAGTAAGTGTTCCGTTTTTAAACATAATATGCCCTAATGTTGCTTCTCCTTTTTGTTCATCAACAAATGGAGAGTTCTGATTAGTTGCATATCTTAATTCTCTTTGTTCTTTTGTTTCTTCATCAAACCACAATAATGGAAATCTTCTTGAATGTCTTGATGAAATTGTGTATGTTAACGGGCTATGAGGTCCTGTTAAAATGTATGTTCTATCTTTAACCTCCCAATTTTGAGGTTCGGTTTGTTTTAATTTTGACATGATATAATATAATTAATTAGTTATTAAATGTAAAAGTTACCCCCGATATTACACGAGGGTAAAATTTACTATAATTTACCCTCGATATTCTAACGAGGGTAAAATTTATAAGAATTTACTCTTATTAAGTTACAGATGTAAATAACACGAAGTTATTAGCACCTTGTACACATAAACATCTTTCTGATAAGAAGTTTACCTCCATTGCATCTAAGTCAGAAGTGTAAGCACCACCAACAGATCCAAGTACCCAAGATTTCATTCTACGGTCATCAGCTTGTGAAGCTCTATAACGAACGTGTAAGAATGGTCTACGGATGTTTGTACCTAATACTTGATCATAAACTGTAGAAGTTCCAGCTGGAACCAATACTCCGTCAATAGCAGATTTAGTAACCGCTCCACGAGTAGAAGCATCATTCAAATATTTCCAGTCAGTTTTATAGAAATCGTAAGATCCTCTACGGAAACCAGAGAAACCTAAGTTTAATGCCATTTCAGAAGAGTTTTCAAACAATCCAAAAGCAACACCACCAGCAGTTCCAGAAGAAATGTCAGCTAACATATCATCAAAGTCTAATGAAGTTTGACGGTTTAAGAACAACATGTTTTCTTCAATAGCTCCTTGAGTATCTAAGTTTCTTAAGATTGAATCAAATTCAGCTAATCCAGAACCAGCAGTAAAGTTATTCAATACATTACCTCTTTCTTCAACAGCAGAGAATAAACCTTGAGTACCTTTTTTACCAGCAGCTAATGCAGCAGATCCAGTAGCAGCTAATTCACCCTCAACAACTGACATTTCTAAGTAATCTTCAAAACGTAATCTTGTTTCAGATTCTGCTTTTAAATACCACATAAAACCACCAGCTCCATCTTCAGTAGCAATTTCTACCCAACCAATCTGAGCTGTGTCAGAACCATTAACAACATATTTGTTACGGATAATAATAGGTGAGTTAGAGAATTGTGTGAAGCTAGGCTCAATGCTAGTATAGTTGTCCCCAGTTAATGTAGACCCTTTAGCATATTCAGAACCATAAACGAAGATTTTTAAATCGTCCATACCGTCTGTAAATCCAGCAGCAGCTAATGTAGCAGCAGTATAAGGAGCAACAGTTAATGCACCAGTAGTAATATTACTAGCAGTAACAATAGCTTTAACTTCTAATCCTGTAGCAGGATTCATAATAACAATAGTCTGATTGATAGAAATAACGTTTTGTACGAAATCAGCAGGGTTAGCTGGAGTTAAGTTAACAGGAATAAGTAATGTATTTGCAGCAGCACTTACAACGTCAACACCTGTATAAGCAATGTGTAATCTATTTTGTTCTGACCAAATAACCTGATCGGAAGCCATTGGCATCTCAGCTCCTACCATACGCAAGAAACCAGATAAAGTTCTATTACCATAACGCTCTACTTCTTGTTCGTAGATCTCTGGTAAATATTGTTGAGCGAAAGATACGAAATCCGCATTGTTAGGATCCGTAAAGTTTAAATAATTTGTGTCTAAAGCTTGTTGCTTCTGGGATGGTTTAATGGTCCCAAAGTTAGGCGTAACATTTGCCATAATTTTTTAAATTTTAATTGTTAAATTTGTTTTTGATTTTCAGTTTTGTAGAATCAACACCATTAATTGCTTTTACTTTAAAACCATTTACAAATATTTCACCGCTCGAAGTTTGTCTTGGAGCCGTGCTTATATTATTTGATTTTGCAGTAATTTCTTTAATTGCATCGGCTTTCCCTTGCTCATAAAAATGGTGAGCTAAAGTATCTACGTTTTCAGCAGCATACATTGCTTTATGATAACCTTTCAAATCTGTTACTTCTCCTTTATCATTCAAGAACTTCTTGACTAAGTTAGTAATATTTGATTGTTTATCTGCTACATTCTCCGCATTTTGAACACCATATCTAAAATTTTTTTCACCTAATTTGAAATCAAAACCTTTGAAATCTTGGGTAAAGAAACTTTTCGTGTCGTTCTTAAACTTTGAATGTTGGCTTTCAACAACTTCCTGCTCTTCTTGGTAGCGATTAAAAAAGTCCATTGCTTTTTGTTGATCTTTGTTTATACTTGGTCGTAACTTTACTTCCTCGTAATATTTAGACTTAAGATCCTCTAAAAAACCTTTGGCTTTTGCAACCTCTTCCTTAAACGCTAATTTCTTTTTACGGATTTCACGTTCATCGTCCTCGTCTTCATCGTATGCAAATCGATCATCCATAAGAAAATCAATTTCATCTTCATTTAGATGAGGTCTAGTTTTTTTATAATATTCTTTTAATAATAATTCACTATTAACGTTAGAGTAATCAGCATTAAGTCGAACGTAATCTTCCACTGTTCCACCTGTCTCTTCCATAAATGAAATTAACTTCTCAACGTTCTCTGGTAATTGTTTACCTGTTGCTTCCGCTATACTAACGGCTTCTTGAGCTTCTTCAACTAATTCTTGAGTACTTGCAGCAATCTCTTCTTCAGAAACTTCCTGCAAAGCATTTATTTGAATTACTTCTTCGGCTTGCGTTTCAACGTTTTGGGCAACGATTGTGGGTTCGGCGTTTCCTTCATCCACTCTCGGCAATTCCAATTTGGTGACTTCATTGACCAACACGCTTTCATTTGTTGTTTGCTCTTGAACGGCATTTTCTTCTGTTTTAGTTTGTAAATCAACTTTTGTTACAGCCGCCGGCTTATTTAATTTGCGAGGAGCTGGTTTTGGTTTTTGCAATTTGAAGCTACCTTCTTGTTTTACTTCTTCTGACATAATATAATAATATAAAATTGGTTAATATTCTTTTACATAAGACCAAAATCAAATTCACTTGCTCCGTTATTTTCAAAATCTTTTGGCGTAGTATTGTTTTTTCTTTGCTCAATTAATTCCGATTGTTGTGTAGCCTGTATTTTTGTTCTTTGATCTTTTCTATCTTCTGCTTGTTGCAGTTTTTGATTAGCAATATCCACTTGTAATTTTGCTAATTCGAAATCATATTGAAATTGTTCGGCCATAAGTAGCTTCTTAATTTCTAATTCTTGTTGCATTCTTTGCATCTCAAATTGAGATTTTGATTGCAGTACTTGTATCTCTGTTTGTGCTAATGCTTCTCTTTTTTGAACTTCCGCCATTGCAGCTGCTTCTGATGCTTGGGCTTGTGATTCGCCTTGTGCTTTAATCATTGCTTGTTGATTTGCTTGATCTCTTTCTTGCTTTTTCTTCTTTTTGAATTTTAAAGCTTGATTAGCTAAATCTATATTTGTTATCCTGCTAAGATCAATAACATCTTCAAGATCTATGTTTCCGGCTTGCAAAGCTATTTGTATATTTCTTTGGAATGCCGCTTTCTCTTCTTCTTCTGGTTCTAATTCAAGGAAGATCCCAAAATCATGTGTATTAAGATTCTCAATTTCTTTTAATGTTTCAACATTAAATAAAGATATACTCTCTATTAATGATTGTTTTGTTAATGGGAAATTAAGTGAATCCGCAATTCTTAAAGATATATTCTCACAAGTTCTTAATGTTAAATATAAACTTGCATCCTTAATATGTCTTGTGGCTGTATTTGAATTTGCTGCAGCCATTTTTTGTAATCCCACTAACGCATCTGGATCAGGAGTGCTTCCGTCTCTTGCTTCATTCAATCCGGTAACGTCACGTATCATTTGTAAATAATACTGGTATGTACCTATTAATGCCTGTATCTTAGCATTCCCATTTGATGTTTGTAATTCTTGAATTGGTACCTTGCCGGGATTCATTCCACCGTCTTGAGACATGGAACGACCAACAATACTACCGGTTTGGAAATACATATTCAAAGCTTCCGCTGGATTATAATTTGTTCCGTTACCTAAATCAACTTCGGCTAATCCATCAACATCGACAAATACTCC